TAACGTGGCTAGAGAATGAGGCATCAAAGCTCACAGCAGATCAGACACTAGTGATCGACGGGCTGTCTGACTTGGAAATTGCATACCACATATGGTTCGCATACAACGAGCGTGACATAGCAGTGACTAAAAGTGGTAAGATAAATGACTTTGCAGAGTGGCAAATCAAAGTGAAGTATTTCAATGAGATAGGCTTCAATCTGATGTCACTTAAATGTGATGTGATACTTATATGCCACGAAGCTGAACGTCCTGACAAGCCAGTGACAGTTGGTCAGCCGGGGCAGTATACAGGTAAAATACGTCCTGTGTTGACAGGTCAAGCAGGTGATGTGATCATTAAAGACTACACTGATTGGTTTCGTGCTCACTGTCAGGCTAAACCAAAAGACTACAGCAAGGTGACTGATGAGTCTCTTGTGCAGTGGGGTATGAAATCAACCGCCGAGTTCAAAGCAATGTGCGACAGCTTTGATAGCGATGCTATATTTTTCTGGCAGACAGTTGGTGACGATTTATTCAACGCTAAGTCAGGAAGTTTGATAAAACAACCTAGATTTATTCCTGCAAATTCATCATCATTCAACAAGTATTTGAGAAAGATTTCCGTTGAGTAAACGGGAAAACAAACCATGGCTGGCAATCCTACTGCTAATTAAACAATGAGTCAAAAATGGACGAGTAAAGTAATGTTTCCACGTGATAACTTCGTGCTTAGATGCATAGAAGAATCACTGGAACAGTCGAGCAAAGGCAATGCGATGATTAAGCTTGTCTTTGAAGTAGATAGACCAGAGGAAGTCGAAATCAACGGTGACACATTCAATGTCGCTGGTGCACGATCAACAGGATATTATGTCCTGAAAGTCACTGATGGTGATGGTGCTGTGGATACAGAGAAAACTGAGAATGCTCAGGGGCGCATCCGTGAACTATATGAGAAGTTCGGTCTTCCGTCAGACAACATCGACTTTGATAACCCTCAGCTTGGGTTTAAAGGCAAGTTGCAGTGGGCGCTGCTGTATGCTGATGCTCAAGAGCAGAGGAAGTCACCAACGAAAGAGCAGTTGGCCAAGGGCATCAAGCAAGGTGATGTGCTGCGTCATCCAATAACACGTGAGCCACTGATCGCTTACTACCCCAAGATCGACCAATTCTTTGGGTTGGCTGAAGCACAGGCGAACAAGCCGTTCTGAGGTGTCTATGATCACTGGCACTGTATTTCTGACTGCTGAACTTGAAGTTGAAGTAGAGTCAGAAGATGAGCTTAATAAGCTCACTAAAGAAGTCATGGATCAGATGAAAACTATCAAAGGTATCAATACTGTTGAAGAAACTGATAGTGACATCGAAGATGATAGTGAGTCAGATTAGTTAAATCATCCGCTGGCATACCGGTTAATGTATGCCAATTTCTATATGCCAGCCAAGTTAGAAAAGAAACTACAAAGAGAAGCGTTAACACGCTTCCCAGGCAAAGCAAACAAGAAAAGAAGAGCAGCTTATACATATGGCACTCTTCGTAAGACTGGATGGGTTCCTTCAACACAGAAAAAGAAGTGATGCTTCGTAACAAACCCCGTCTTAAATACTGTGGCCTAACTCTCGTTCTTTCCAACCCATCACGATTCGACAACACCAACTTGCTGTCATCTACCGGCGGCATGTTGTTCAACACTCACTGCTTTCGCCCAGAGTTCAATTCAATGCAGTGTGATGTCAGGCTTGCAGATGACGAGTCGCCGTGGTTGGATGGGACTAAGTGTATACTGCTGCTAGGCGAGTATAGTCTCCACAAGTATATCCCTGAGTCACGTGAGAAAACTCTCAACGAACTCAGAGGGTCACTATTCTACATTGATGGTATACCTGCCATTGCCTCATACTTTGCCCAGGACGCAGCAGACATACGTGCATATGAGCGCGAGAATAATGTTCTGTCAAAAGACTTTATAGAGAACGAAGAATACTACGACGATGATGACGATGAGGCAGCAGAGGATTTGAAGTCATACGGTGCAACAAAGCGAGCTAACTATGCCTTCTGGTTACGTGCTGATGTTAACAAAGTTAAGACAATCCTTAAGTCAGGTATTCCTGCCGCCGAAGCAGAGCCACAATACAAAACATACCCTAACAGTGACGAGGTGATCAATGCGCTACAGTCTACGAAAGATAGCTTCTTGTATTTCGACATGGAAACAGATATTGAAGAAGCGAATCTTCAGTGCTTCAGCTTTAGCTTTGACGGTAAAGTGGTTTATAATGTTCCTGTGCTTAACAATGACTATCTTCCAGCCTATTCTTCACTTCCCTTCATCATGCGTGCATTGGCTATTTCTATTAAGCACAATGTTATTGTTGCTCATAACGGCGCTAACTTTGATTTTTTCGTCTTAGGTGCTAAGTATCGTATACCAGTGTATCGCTGCTACGACACAATGATAGCACACCACCGTTGTTGGCCAGATGTAGAGAAGAGTTTAGGTCATGCTGTTAGCCACCTAACATGGCAGAAGTTTCACAAAGATGAGAACAGTCAGAACTACTTGACGCATGAACAGATGATGGCGAGGATGAAATACTGCGGCAAAGATGTGTTCACGATGTATCTCATCCACAAAGCACTCGACAAGTATGCTAAGACAATACCCGGACTTACTGACTCTATTGCTTGCGCTAATGCTGCTATTGTTCCTTACCTTATTACGACGCTCCAAGGAATAAAGTATCACCAAGATAGAGTGGACGATATCGTTCGTGAGAATGATAGGCTGATGGAGCAGTATCTTAGGATGATAGGCATACTGATAGGGGAGTCAGGCATGATTGATGTCCGCCGAGCAGTTAAAGGTAAAGCGCGTGCATTTGCTAACAGTAATCCACAATGCATTAAATACTTCCATGATTTGCTAGGTTATGCCACAGAAGGACGCACACCGACAGGCAATCCTTCTCTTGGAAAGAAGGCTATGTTCAAGCTGGCATTAAAACATGACGACAATCCAGTTATACCACTTGTGTTAGCATATAGGATATTAGCAAAAGAGTCAGGTGCACTGAAATTTCTCCCCTGGAAAGATGACAATAACAACATAATAGATTGGCGCAAATATGAGGAAGATAAAAATATTGCGAGACAGAATAATCAACTGCAAATACAAAACACCGGCGGGCTTAATATCCCAACACATGGAGCGAGTCAAGCAGCTAAGAGCAGTGAGTAAAGATGCATACAGAGGGCCATGTATTGAGACACACTTCAACCCTGAGATACTGAGGCCGTATTTCAAGCAGATGGACATTGACATAAAGATACGGCAAGTGGATATTGAGACATTCAGATATTGGAGGATGATATGAGAATGAATGAAATGAGCGAGCGCCTGTATCAGATAACATATCAATTCAAACTAGATGCTGAAGTTGTAGTGTTAGATGAATCAAAGGCCGCCGAACCTTATTATGCTGACATCAAAGACATTCGCGTAGATGATGGCAAGATAGTTTTTGTTATAAACGAAGATGCGCAATAGCACTCTCTACAAGATCGCTGGCCCTCGCACCTTACGTCTTGCATCAAAGCAGATTCTGCCAAAGAAGATAGTATTCAATGGCAAGACTGTGCGCAAAGGATGGGGCAGCAATTTGCAGAATATCGAGAAGTCGATGCGCCAGATATACTGGGCAGATGACAAGAAGATATTTGTGCAGGTAGATCAAAGCGGCGCCGAAGCATTGATAGTGGCATACTGCTGTGAGAACGGTAACTACAGACAGTTGTTTGTCAATCGCATCAAGCCTCACACCTACTTAGCAGCACATCTGTTCAAGCATGTATGGCCCGTTAAGATGCGAGAGAGCAGGATGCTATCTGGTGACTTCAACTTTGACATAGATGAGATACTTGACACACCAATACCGCTGCTTAGGCAGCATCCATTCTGGAATGATTTAGCAGCACTGATACAAGACAGCGACAACTGGTCAACTGCTACACGATACTATTTCCTAGCAAAACAGACTGAACACAGCAGCAACTACGATGTCGGTGCAGCAATGTTCAGGATGAATACGCTTGAGAAGTCTGGCGGCAAGGTAGTTATCAGCAAAGAAGATGCAGAACACTTTCTACTGACTAAGTTTAGTCTATTCCCAGAGATAAAAGGCTATCACAGATGGGTGATACACAACGCTGAGACGAACAAGATGTTGTTCAATCTGCATGGACACCCATACAACATAACAGCATATGAGATACAGCCACACCAAAGGAAAGAGTTATACAGCTGGATACCACAATCCACAGTTGGTGAGATCACAACTATTGCATATGTTAGGATGCAAAGTTATATCGAAGAACAAGCCTTGGATTGGGATTTACTTGCGAATACTCACGACAGCTATCTGCTCCAGTGTCCGTTATCTGAAGAACTTGATTGTGCAAAGAAAGCAAAGGAGTTTATGGAACAAGAGTTCACATCGCCGATTGATGGTGTGGTTTTCAGAATGAGAAGTGAGGCACAGAGCGGCATGAATTGGCGCCCATGGAAGAAGGAAGTTAACGAGCTTGGATTGAAGGAGATTAAAGGTATATGACAGCATCAGAAATCATAGTAGAAATTGACAAGCAACGTCAACGTATAATGATGGAAACTGGATTTAGTGAACAAGTTCTTTACATCAGTAAAGAATATGTAACAACTATTAGAGATAGTATAAGTGCATGGCATGCAACAAGCACGGTTCAAACCGAGCAGAGAATATGTAACATACCATTCTTTACTGTTCTTGAAACTGGACATATTCGAGTAGTATGACACAAGCTGAAATCAACAAATACAGGAATAGAGTTCCTGAGCCAAGTTGGACTGAATATTCTGTTGTCAGATTCATAATTGACAAGCCTTTTGATGTGTCCGTATTTACTGACCCAAAATCATGGGAAGAAGTAAGGTTTGAGACAATAGAAACAGGAGAATTTGTCAAAATCAAATGTCGCACGAATGGTGGATGCTTATTTGAAGCATGGTCAAAAGATGGTAAGACACCCATATTCCCAGGACAAATAGAATGACCAACTATGAAAAATGGTGTGCATATCTTGACGGACTTCCATCACCCAACAATTTCATACAGTGGGGCTGGCTATCGCTGATAGCTTCGTCTCTACAACGCCGGGTATGGATGCCTCCTGCTCATGATAGGCTATTTCCACCTATGTATGTGATTCTGGTTGCAAAGCCAGGAGTAGGTAAAGATGGTGTGATACGCATTGTAGCTGAGCTACTAGGCCATTTCAAGTTAGAAGATGTCAAGAACACAGACAATCTAACAGGCGAAGAAAAGCTAGTAGCTGACACAATTCACTCTAAAGATGTAGAAGCAGCAAACGAGATGTTGCAGTCAAAGACTAGCAATCCTGAAGTGTCAGTTGACAAAGCACCGCTGTTCCCATCTACTGCTAATGCTATCACCTACGAAGCATTAGTCAACGCTATGGCTAAGTCAATCCGCCGCATACAGTATCATGATGAGAAAGATGGTAAGAAGACAATGCACATATACAGTCACTCATCTGTCCACTGCTGCTTAGGTGAGATGGCATCGATGTTTAGGAAGCATACAGAGTCATTAGTCAACTTCTTAATCGAGGCATATGATTGCAATGAGTCATATGAGTATGTAACCCTCACCCGCGGCCGTGATAGAATACGGCGGCTATGCTTGAACTTCTTAGCTGGCACTACTCCTGATTTCATGAACAGCACATTCGATGATAAACTGCTCAATCAGGGGTTTAGTAGCAGGACGATCTACGCTTTTGCACACAAGAACAGGAAGGTAGTATTCTTTCGCCCTAATCTAGATGCTAATGTAGCGACATACAAGCACGACATACTGTCACACATTAGGAAGCTTTCCCATCTGTATGGTCAAGTGAAGATATCACCAGAAGTAGGTGAATACCTCCAAGCATGGGCTGAGAAAGATGCCGCCGCGCCTCAAAGCAGAACTAGTAAATCAGTCAAACTAGAGGCATATTATGCGAGGAAGAATATTCACATAATGAAGGTGGCTATGGCGCTGCACTTTGGCGAATCAATAGAGATGGAGATACCATTGGAAACATTTGTGCGAGCGATCAAGATTCTTGATGAAGAAGAAAAGACGATGCATTTGGCACTCACCATGAATGGCGACAATCCTCTGCACAATGCGTCGATGAAGATAGTCGAATATTTACGCTCGACTGGCGAGCACACATTCGACGAACTACTGACTGAATTCTGGGGGAAAGTCAGGAAGCATGAGCTAGAGGAAGTTATGGATTTCTTGCAGACAACAGAACAAGTGGAGTTGAGCAAGAGAGTAGACAGCAAAACACAGAAAATAACAGTATACTACAAAATCAAAACATGAACAAAAAAGAAGCAACAATGGAAATGATACAAAGAGCTGCGACAATTCCATTAACACCTAGACTTAAATGGATAATGAGAAATGCTAGGTCTTATGCTATAGAACAAAAGTCTACCTATGTAGGAATTGAACATTTGCTGTTGGCAATAGGTTTAGCTATTAAAAAAGTTAAAAGGCTTAGTTAAAAGCTAGGCACCATACTGCTCTTCACCTGATTAACCATCCGCTGACGCACGTAGTTTTCCAACCGTGCGTCAGCTGCTTCTTTCCCTTGTGTCCGCTCTAAAAACTGATAATAACGCTGAAACTCCATCGGAGTATCTTCTAGCGATGGCATAGTCTGATAACTATTCCCCTTCAAAGCTCTAAACTTCTTGCTCATATCCTCGTAGTCCCCACTCTTCATCGCTCTCTGCGTCAGCTCAGGCAACAGGCGCACAGCTTCACCAATATCACCAGTTCGCTTAAACTGTCTTGAAGTCAATCCTTCAAATCTGTTAGGCTCAACTACTGTGCTAAACGGCTCATGCTCTAGTTCTTTGAACACACGTATATCACGAAACTTCTGTGATCGTTCAGTCTCTTCTTTATCCACATAACCAGCAGCCATACGTGTAGCCTGTATGTTGTGTTTCATCAAGTAAGTAGCTAGTTCAGTAAGCACCGCCGTAGCAGGTTCACCATCATTGATTGCAGCGGCGGCATTCTTTATGCTCTCTGCTGCATCAATAGAACTACTGAATGCAGGGAACGATAGTGGGTTACGAGGAGTTTTGCCTTTGAGTGCATCAGATGCTAGCTTTGCTGTATCACCAACAATACCACCATACGACGACAACTGCATCAGTGTGGCTATCTGGGAGGTAATAGCTGATGCGTCACCTTTGTCAAGTGCCTCTTTCCATGTTGGGTCAGATGCAGTCTTGTTGGTGAGCAGCTTGTTGAGCGACTGTATAGCAGCACCAGTTAACACGCTGCCAAGCATATACGTCAGCATTGGTATTCTGTTCTCGCCGGTGTAGAATGGCTTGACAACATCTTTGAAGATAGTGTTGCTCTTCTCTATTGACCACTTCTGCAACGCTAAGAATGGTGCTAATGGCCCTCTAACTACGCCAGCAGGCAACCCACTACCACCGTATGTGCCTTGGTTTGCGTCGACAAAGTTCTTAGCCATCTGATTGAGTGCAGTGTCAAGGTCTTTACCTGTTAGCTTAGTTGGGTCACCTTCAACTAGCGTGCTAAGTCTGTCAAGATACTGCTTACTGCCCTTATGCCCTGCTTTAGCACCAGCTATGTTGCTGCGAGCTAACTCTTTTCCAATGGAGAACACTACTTCCCTATTGAAATTCTCTATCGCTTCACGCCCTTGCCCTGTTCTTGCGAGCGTTGCTGCCTTACGCACCACATCTAGAAATCTGCTAGGGGAGTCAGCTATATCGCTCATCATTACTCTGTCAAGATGTGGTTGAACAGCAGCAGTGTCTAATGCCGCCGCGGCATTCTCCCTGAACTTGGTCACACCATTTGCAAACGCCATCAAGTCACTGAACTTGTTGAGATATGGCACAGCAAACACAGGAATAGATGCTGTGTCTCGAAGTCCTGTTCCTGGGCCTAGGAGTAGGTTGTTTGCTAAGCGAGTTATGCTAGTAAATACAGGATGACGTATCGCTGACTCGTCAATAGCACCTGTGACAAAGCTCATCATGTTCTGCACTTCTTTAGTGACAGAGAAATCAGTCTCTCCTGGTGCTACTCTTGGCTTCTTACCAGTGACAGGATCATTAAGCCCAAGCTTCTGTTGTATACTAGGCTGCGACTCAAGCTCACGATACAGAGCCATATCAGCGGCGGAACGTCTACCAAACCTAGCTAGTATTTCTCTCGCTGAATTCTCACGCATGCCTTCAGGCAAAGGATATTGCACAGCATTACGTATAGCACGGAAGTTGACTGACTTGTAGTTGGTGGATGGGCTGCCTATTGCGCCAATGTAGTCTGTGATATTGTTATAGGCATCGCCATACAATATCTTGCCACCAGACTTAGTCACTACACGATTGGCCCACAGCGCTTTACCATTCTGTGCTTCTGGACTCTCAGGGTGATTGACTAATATATCAGTCCACTTCCTGTTGAGTATTTGGGGGACATAGTTAGGGTCGTATGTTGGCGTTGGCTTCATCCCAATAGCTGTGCGTTCGTCAGCATTCCACTTGAAATATTGACGCCACGGAAGAGCAGCTTTATCTTCCGCCGGAGACAGAGCAGTGCCAGTTTGCATCTTGGCAATAGCTCTGTCAAGCACACTGCTTGGTGTAGCAGCTAATGCACGTATAGCTGTCTGTGCTTTACCCCAGTAGGAATCTTTCCTAGCTTGCCAATCAACACCAGCTTGTGCTAGCTCAGTATCAAGGCGCTTGACTTTGTCGAAAGTAGCTGCTAAACCTGGGATAAAGGCTTGTGGAGATTCGTCTGATGCATGACGTATGTCAGGGTTAGTTGGGTCATATGTGCCGCGGTTGCCTGATGCTGATTTTACTTGTTCAGGATAGAATGGAATATAACTATCAGCATAGTGACCTTCTTTGAATGCTTTGTTTCTTTGAGCATTCCACATCATATCTCTGCCATACATGGTATTTACAATACCACTCATGACTCTATCAGCTATATCTTTAGGCAGCTTTTTTCTTACTGCATCTGCAACATCCATGAAGTCACCGTGTTCTATACCAGCTTTCTTAAGCTCATTATCAACAAACTGCTGTGTCTCTTTGAATTTAGTCACTTCTTCTGAAACAGGAGCGTCTGGTTCAAATTCATTCTTGTAAACAATACCATCATAGCCTTCTTTCTTAGCCAACTCTATCTCTTTATACCAGTTGTTTTTAGCATCTGAAATTCTTTTGGGATTAGATATCTTAAGATAAACAGGATACGTAGCTGGTGCTAATTCTTCTTTCATCAAGTCAGCACCATAAGCATGCTGTTCAGCTTGCTTTGCAGTTCCAAAATGACCAGATGTAAATACATTTATCTCTTTTGGAATCCACTCATAATCATATTTACCTGGTGTTTTCTCTTTACCAAGTTTCATTGTGTTGGTGGAATGATACACAACAAGCGGCTTACCTTCATCATCAACTACCTTACTGTTACCAAACCAGTTCTTAAACTCTGGTGTGTCAGTCTTTGCTGGCCCTTCCTCCTCTGCAAACCTGCCCTTCTTCCTTCTCTCTTCCAAATATCTCGCAGCCTCATCCTCAACACTCTTCTTTGACTGCTCAGGTGATGTATACACAGGCCGAGTGCGTGTCTTGCGTGCTCGTTGCTCAATACCACCTTGCACTTCTTGTTGCCTGAGTATATCATCTGCCATCTGCTTAGCTTTAGCAGCAGCTAAATCACGATCATACTTCTGTTCAGGCGTCAACTCAGCAGCTTGCTTCGTAGGCACAGCTTCACGCTCTATGCGCTCACGAATACGCTGTGCATTAAGCCGCGCCTCCTCCATTGACAATGTCCCAACACGCTCTTTCTTAGGCTTTGGTGCTTCACCTTCTTTAGCCACTCTACCTGATATCTCCGGCGGCCACTCAAATGGCACTTCTTTAGCTTGCTTAGGAGCAGTTGGTGTTTCAGCTGGCTTAGCAGTGATATCACTAACTACTTTCTCTACCGCCGCTGTCTTGGGCACAGGAGCAGGAGCTTCAGGCTTGGGAGCAGGTAACTCTGTGACACCTTTCAACGCTGCCATGACATTAGGTTCAGTCATTATGTCGTCACGCAGCAAGTCATTGGTCATCAATGCTTTGTAAAATGCAGCATCAGTCCTATCTCTACCACTTGCTGCCTCACGATTGACCCACTCTAAGTAGGGGCGAGTGCGTTTAGCAGCTTCGATAAGCTGTTTCTCAGCGCCAGTGGGTTCGCCAATAGGTTGTTCTTCTTCAGCAAACCTACGCTCTATGCGTGGTTGTCCATTATCTTCTCGCACAGTATTCATGTGTGCGATTGTTTGCTTGAGCCAATCGTTAGAGCCAGCAACTTTAACAAGATTACGCTGTAATAGAGCATCCCACATCTTCTCAGCAAGCGGATCATTCTTTGCAAGCTTTTCTATTATTGTTTTACCAATGTTTTCTATTGGATAACCTCGCATGTATTTATTTACAAAATCAGGATATGCTGTTTTAACAGCTTCACCAATTGTTTTAGCTCTACTTTCAAATTTATTTCGTGAATACTCTTTTTCTTTGTCAGTAAGCCCAAGAAATGCACCTTCAGATGGTAAGCCATATCTTTCTTCTGGTGCATTTCTCCCCTTCTGCACATCACCTATCATCGCCCTCAACTCTTTCGCTATGTCAGTATTCCCAGCCTTCTCAGCAGCTTCAGCTTGAGTAGTGAGCTTGGCAACGATAAACGACTTCAACCCCTCAACGTCTGGCTTCTGCTCACCTTCTGCTCGCTTCGGCGGCACAGGTTCATCTGGTGCGTTGCGTTCTGGTGTAAGAAACGCTTTAGCTTGTTCTATTCTTGGTGCGGTAATAACAGTTTCATCTCCGCCAGGAAATTCAGTCTCTACTGTGCCAGGCTTTACTGCAGCATGTGCTTTTGCTCTTTCAGTCTCACCTTCTTGAAACACTTCGCCTCTCATTACTTGTTCTAAACCAAAAGGCCTATACAAATACCTCCCCTCATGAGGTTGCTTCTTGACTTTGTTTATGTCACCTTCTTCTGGTGCATTTCTTCCCGTCGTAGGTGGCATACCACCATACTTATTCTTGATCTGCTCATTCTCCTTGAACAACTGCGCAAGCTCAGGATTGTCAGGATTAGTGCGCATGATATCAAGCATCTTGGCTTGGATATCTTTGTATCGTTGCACATCTTCTTCCGATGCACTACGCTCTTCCCTAACTTCTGACGGCGCACCACCAACCACTGGCTTACCGCCAGCAACTGGCCCTAATGGCCCTTCCTTCCCAACATACTTGCCCATACCGCCTTTGTGCACAAGCTCAAAGTTAAGTGCACGACGTAAATCCTCCACTGTTGCTTGCTTACTCCACTTAGTCTTTAACACTGCACGCAAATCATTCCACCATTTCTGACGCTTTGTCTCACCAGCTAAATTAAGCTGCTGCTTCAGAAACTCAAACCCCTGCTCCTTAGCAATAAACTCATGCAAGTCTCTGTGTGGTGCTAAACCAGCCTCTTTCCTGCGCGCTTGATCAGCTTCAAAGCCTGGTCTTGATAACTCATCAGTCAGCTTCCTCAACTCGGCGGCCTGTTTATTACCTGCTGCCTCAGCTCGCTCTGTTTCCTCACGAATGTAGTGTGTCACTTCATGCCCTGCTGGCACATCAGCAGTTGCAAGCTCAGGATTGTATACTATCTGACGCACAGGGTCAGGCAGCAATGCTGTGCCTCTTATTGGCTGGTTCTTGTCATTTACTAGGCCGCCGTTAGCTGATACGTGAATATTCCACTTCGTGATAACATCACTGACTAGCGACTGTATATACTCTTTGGTCGTCTTAAGTGGTATGCCAGCAGTAACCATCCTATTCCTGACCCACTGCCCAAGTGGAGATGAGCCTAGTGATGGTTCATTGGACAGAATTGGCTCTTCTTCAGGAGCATCACGACCTTCTGCTTCTCGCTTAGCTTTTGCTTTTGCATCTTCAGAACGAAATCTGTCAACTGTCTCAACACGCTCTTTTATGCGTGGGTCAGCAGCTATCTGAGCATCTATTTCCTCAAGCAAATTACCAATCTTAGCTTTGTCAGCAGCTTGTGCAGGATTATCACCAAGAGCAGTGAATAACTGGCGCGCTTTATCACGCTTCTGTATTATATCAAGAACTGGGTCAATAGGCTTAGCAGCAGGAGCAGGTTTAGGTTCTGCTGGAGGCACAACAGCAAGTTTAGCAGCAGGATCAGGCACAGGTTCGACTAGCTTCAAAGGAGTAAGAGTCTCTCTGCCAGCAGTCGCCGTAGGCTCACCTTCAGTAAGTGTAGCAGCAAGCCTAGTTGGGTCAGTGACTGTGCGATTAAGTGGTGCAGGGAATTTGTAGAAGCGTTGTGCGAAAGTAGTTGGGTGTGTAAATGCACCACCTGTGGCGGCGGCCTCAAATAGATGAGGTAAAGTTACCTCTCTACCTTCTAATGGTGCAACAACAGCTTCTTGACCAGCGCCTAATGCAGCACCACCAGCAGTTAGTTTAAGCGCTTGTGCTTCTTCAGCTGTCAGTGTGCTACCAAACTTACCTAATGTGCCAGCACCACGATTAGCAACTGTGCCCACTGCTTCAGCGCCCAGTTTGCCAGCACCAGTTGCTGCTCTACCAATCATAGTTGGCGATGGGCGTAAGCCACCAAGCGGTAATGCAGCTAGTTGACCAACTTTAGAAGCAACTGGGTGTTCTTGTTGGGCAGTTGCTACTGCTTCTTCCCACTCCTTTGGTATAACAGCATGTTGTGCCGCCGCTGTTAGTTTACCAGCACCATAAGATGCAGCTAAACCAGCAATAACACCAGCAATAGGAGCATATGGGCCTAAAGGTGCAGCAAGTCCAGTTGCACTAGTAAACGCAGGCATAAACACTGCACCACCAGCAGCAGTTGGAGCAGCAGACGCAGCAAAAGTCTTAGCACCTGCACCTAAAGCTGAAGTTTGGGCAGTAGATGCAACATCATCTGGCACTTCAACTGCTTCACCACGATAGTTAGACACATCGTAGCCAGCAGCTTTTACCTGCTCTACTTCTTGTGGTGTAAGTGGGCGTTTCATGGGATTGAAAGAGGAACTCTTGATTTTGCAGCACCACTAATCTTAGCTAATGCATTGCTGTATATCTGCTGAATAACTTGCGGCGGCAACTTATCTAACTGCCTAATAATCTCAGCCTGCTTCATAGGGTCATCAAGACTCTCTTGCATAACTGTTGCTGGATTACGCGTCAAAACACTACTGCCAATATATTGTGGTGGAAGCTTGACAGCTTTAGTTATTTCAGCAACTAATGCTTCTCTTGCCTTCTCACGTATAACACGAGAATTAGTAGGGTCTTGCTTAGCTATATTACCAACTGCTTCATCAAATGCTCGTTTTTGTGGTGTCACTGATGCACCAGCAGGAGGTTCATTTCTACCAGCAGGGTTTGTTGCAGGTTCATTGCCACCAGCAGGGTTAGTAATGACAGGAGTAGGGCTGTTTGTCTGCCCATTCCATCCTGCGCCGTTGCCAGTATTACCTACTGTTGATCTACCAGATCCAATAGGAATAGATGGCACAACTGGCTTAAATAGGCCAGCATTAGCAGCACCAACTTTATGACCAAAGCCACCGCCTGTCATTTCTTGCACTTGCTGCATACTATCCTTTAAAGCTTGCACACGTGGACTTACATAAGCTGGATTTGACGGGTATGAGACGCTGTCATAACCTATGGTTGGTATAGTTGGATGCTGAGGAGCAGCACCAAATGGAATACCGTGTGTGGCTTCAAACAGTCTACCTCTTGACAGCATCTCAAGTGTCTGTTGATCTAATCCAAGTGTATTTAATCCTGTTTGTGCTAAAGCTGCTTCTCTTTGTTGTGTAGGTGGTGTGATATACCTCGCCTTATACATCTCACCACCCAATTGTTCAGCAGCTAATGCCGTTCTAGGTGCAGTCAAAGTTCTTTCCGCGGCGGCTTGACCAGCAGCTAGTCTGTTAGCTTCATCTCTTCTATATGCTTCCGCCTCAGGCCCACCAATAGTGCCATATAAACCTGCTTCACGAGCTGCATTAGCTGCTTCTAATGATGCTTGAGATGCTTGATTGTGAATGCCACCAGTTGTTATATCTTCAACATTACGAGATGCAGGAGCAAGATTCTGTAAGTTAAATCCTGTCAGTGGCCCAGCTTCGGCTTGGTTAGCAAAGCTAGAGAACAAACTTGGCCTAAGCTTAGCGGCTTGTTCATTATATTGTGACTCCCTAAGCCGTTGTGCTGCCTCTGCTAAAGCAGTTTGTGCTCCAGCAGCTAATGCATTACGATCAGGAGCTTGCCTTTGCAATATCCCAAGCTCAGTATCAGCAGTTGGCCCCATTTCTTTACGCCTTCGCTCTGCTTCCATGGCTGCCATTGCATCTGCACGAGCTATAACATCAGGATTAAACTGATTTGCTAATGCATTCTGTTGTCCAGCAAATATTGGTGCATTAGCAGCACGACTGTAATCACTTGCCAGCTCCGGATTAACAAACATACTCCATGAAGAAGGCCTTTGAACAGCAGTTGCAGCTAGTTCTGACGGATCACCAGCATAATCAAAAGGCACATCACCTGGGCCAGCATACTTTTTCTTAAGCTGTGGATCAATAAGACTGCCAAAGAATCGTAAAAGCTGTGAGTTCATATCAAATCATCCTTATGTTTGTTGTATGCCCACTCTCTAAGCGACAAGGAGTATTTAGCAACAACTTCCTCACCAAATTCAATCAGTATTACAGCCATAATCATCTCAATAGCTGTGTGGCTCATACACTTCGCATCCCGCCGCTTCCATTCTTCTTCGGCGGACTCCCATTTTACACTATCAAAGTATGTGTTGTGAATCACTCTATCCACAACCCACAAACAATGCTTCCATTTGTGCCAGTAAGCACAGTTGTTGACAGCAAATGCAAGACGCGCTGCTTTTTCAACAGTAGCTGGGTTTCCTGGCTCATCAACAAGATCGTCTACCAGACCACAATGCTCGCCATATAGCTTAAGAAACTCTAAACTCTCTTGTCGGCCCTCGAACAGGGCTTCTAGTTCCGTAGACAATAGGCTGTTGCTGTTGTTTCTTGCGATGTTTTGTAGTGTATTTAGCATTTTTGAAAATGATCTTTTGTGCCATACGTATTGCTTTGTCTATCTGTGCATCCTCATCCACTCCTGGATATGCAATAACGACAGCATAAATGCACTGGCTAGTGACAAAGTTGATTTCGCTACAAGTCATAACACTGGTGGTTTAGGTTCATCACCGTCAGTATCTTTTTTGCCCATAAAGAACCCGGCGGTTAATGCAATTACCATCTTGGTGATGTCAGCGAGTAATGCTCTTGATTCTGCAACATCTGCTGTGCCTGCTCTCATGATAATACTAAGCTCCATAGCAAGTAAAATGATGCATACAGTCCCAATAAGCATCATCACTGCTATCTCCCGCGGGGTTAGATTCTTAATCATAGTCCACTTAGTATCGAACCAGCAGCATTCATATAAGATGGAATACTGTTAGCATTAGCCAATCCATATGCACCACCAGTAGCAGCATTATTCATGCCTGCTTGTGCACCCAGCGTTCCTTGTCCAAAACCAAACCCAGCACCTGTAGCACCAGCCTGTGTGCCAGCATTAGTTGGTGAGAATGTGCTTGTGCCAAAGTTAGCCATAGTTGATGTGTTAGGCTGGCCTAGAGCAATGTTGACAGGATTAAAGCCTGTATTCTGAGCTGATGTAGCAACACCATTTGCTGCTCCTAAAGCATTACCAAGTATGCCAAGCTTCTGGTTGTATGCACCGCCGAAGTTAATAGCGTTAGCAATAGTGTTGGTGTTATTTCTTAGCCCAAGATTACCTGTCCCTTGCATCCCTTGATTAGTCCCACGTTCAATAGCATTAGCTTCTCCCGGCGACAACCCTTTTAAATTGATGCTATCAAGCAGATTACCAGCTTGATTGGATGCTCTATCTTGCACATTATAGTAGTTGGGATTAGACAATCTAGCTAACCCGCCGGCGGCCAATGCTGATGCACCACCTGGCCCTAAGATAGACTCAAAGTTTGTCCTACCACCGGCTAATGCATTAGAGCGCTGCACATCCTGCCCAACTTGTGCAAGTGGAAGACTGTAATTCTGCGCTTGCTGTAAGTTGAGAGCATTGTAGAGTGGTTGCGTGGCCAGTGTAGAGTTGAATTGACTCTGTGCCAACCCAGGTAGTGTGTTGCCAGTTGCATTTATCAACGATGGTAGATAGTTGACATAGTCAGACAAAACACCAGCAGAAGGTTGAGCGCTAGGCGCATTATATGTTCCTCCCATATTACTTTCCTTTCTTTATCTGTCGTGAACCAAGTGATTCTGATATTGGTGGTGCACCAGGCGGCCCTTGCGCAGCAAGACGAAAGTCAGGCAAATGCTGCTGATAACCTTGCAATATGGCACTAGGGTCAGTGATTGGTTGATTACTGTTCATTGCTTGAGGAATATACCTATTATATGGCTCAAACAGACTTGTTGGATTGCTAGCATAAGACGGTGGTGTAGATGTATCACCAGGCTTATCCTTCATGGCATTGTTGATGAGATTAGCACCAACACCAGGTATTAGTGGATTGAAATTGTCGCCCATAATTTTGTTGGATTGTTGTAAGTTTTCAGTCTGCCATGCCTTTGTGCATCTAGTTTATAGTCTGGCCACACCAACAGAAATCGCTCCATGAGTTTTTTCAAGACGCCCGGCTTGGTAGTAAGAATATCATAGATATGAACTGTTCTTGTTCTAAGTTCAGCTCTACCACACACAACACCTTGAATTTCTCCTTCAACTTCATGATATGCAAAAACACCGTTGGAGATAGCATGACATAATTCCCGTTGGATAAGCTCAACGTCATAATTAAAGGCCTTTCCTCGCCTATGCTTGACTATCCACTCTACCATCTGCCCTACAGTAACACTCATGACTGTGACTGTAGTGGGTTGATGGGCTTTTGATCGACAAAAGAGAACATTATCTGTGTGATATTCAATGTCCCAGTCCAAGTGATGATAGCATACACCTTCCACCCTTGCTCTGTGTTAGGAAAACTGAAGTATGCATTGAACAACTTCACATTGGTATCAGGCAACACACCAACACCAGTATATACTGCCGTCGGCGCACTATATGGTATCGTCTTTGTCTGAATGCTCGACTGTGTGAGTCTATTGTTGACAAATGGTGTGACTGTGGCAGAGGTAGTTGCTGTTACATTGTCAAACACAATACGTGCGTCTTTGAGCTTAAGCTCCATGTCAGGCATTATTGGACTACCATTAGCAGTGACATTAGCTGCACACATAGAACCTGGCCGTAACACAGCTTGATCAAGAGCAGGGCCGATATAGAGAGTAAACAATCTGTTGTCGTCTGTAATAGCATACAGCCGCTGTATCGTCAACTCAATCTTAGCAAACATCTTGATTGGCCTACCACCAGTCTGTGCTATATCAAATGACACCCAACAACCCATTAAAGTGTCAAATACAGCAATGACTGGCCCAAATACAGTGTTGATGGCATACAATTCATAGTTGTCAAACAGCATTGCTGCTGAAGTTTCTGCGCTTTGTATAATGCCATTAACCACCGATTGTAACTGCGCACTAAATAAGCTATTCCTGCCTTCATTTTGTTGTTGTAGTATCGAATTGAACGACCTAACACCTGTCAGTGAGATAAATCGTGTGTCACCAAGAGAGTCGATGATGCACCTGTCAGACAAACACACAGCATTGAACAAGAATGTGCGTATGAACGTGTATTCACCGAAAATTGTCACTGCTCCAGGCGTCATGTTCTTGGCGACATTAAACACTGCATTGCTGGCTGTAACAAGCAGTGAGTTATTGGCCGCGGCGCGAAGAGCAGTGATATTTCCAACCCCCACAGAATAAGATGTTGTCGTAGCATCACCGCCTGGGTCACCATTGTCATCCACATTAACAACAAAATCAAGTGGCCTACCAGACACAGAGCGGTATAGGAAGTTGCCATCTTGTGATGCTATATGAAGCACACCATCAACCCATGCCATTGCGTTGCCTATTGGCACATATTCACGCTTATCAAGAATAGGAGTTACACTATAATCAACGTCCCATTGAGCAAATGTCTGAGTAGTTCGTGCTATTGGTGTCCCCAGAATAGGATCGATGTAAATGAATTGTGGCTGATTAACATTGTCCTGCACAACTAGTCCTGGAGTATTACCAGCAAAAGCACCAGCAACAGAATCAAATACTATACCAGCATTTGCTGACACTGCTCCAAGAGTTGTATCTTGCACACCAAACCTCCCATAGTTTGTAGTGCTAAGTGGCACAGATTCAGTCCAAAAGCGCGGTGCAGTGGATGACATTTGGAATCCAACTATGTTTTTCCACCCAGTGCTTAAGTAGAATCGGTAGTATGCTAGCCCAGCAATGAAAACAATCAAATAGTTCCCAAAAGTCACTGATTCTTGCTTAACTCCGGCGGGAATGGCTACATCTTCAACACTAGAGAGTGTTGCCTCCATATTGCCAAACCGATTGCGCACATTAAGGCCTAAGCGATACTGATTAGCCTCCAATTCTGTGTCGCAAGACAACAGATTCATGCCGCCACTAAAGTCTTTCTGGACGTATTCGCTCATTTAGCGCAATAAGTATGGATAACCCCAACGATAGCGTCCTGGCTTATTGGGACGGATCTTCACGAGCAGTTCGTCGTGGCCATTTGGTATTAAAGCCACCGTATCTTCAGTAGCACGGTTCTGTTCCTCTGTAATTCTAGCCAGTGACCGCGTAGCCTTGCTATCATAACCAAGTGCAAGCTCTCCTTTTCCCTGTTCTTCGGCCCACAGTTGCATTGCTTTGTTAACAATGATGTTGTCACACCCACTTGCTGGAAATTCATCACCATCATCTGACAGTTGCACAAGTGCACGCTTGAAAAGCACCTCAAGATAGTGATCTTGCAGTGACATAGATTGATTGAGCCAAGGGAACGTGCTTACGTCAATGATCAAATAAGCTGCTTCAAGCTCATTGTTGTTGACCACAGTCAACTCAAGCCCATCAACATCTTGAATTGACACATTGACAGCATTGTAACGGTTCTTTGTCACCGAGCTTATGTCCAAGAAGTTGTTAACTGTAGTCTTGCTCAATGCGTCCATCTGCAGGACTTCATTTGTCATGGCCGCCGAAGCAGTTGGGCCAGAGATAGTGACCAACAAGTTAGGCACTTCAACCACATCTACAACGGCGGTCACTAAAGATTGATTACGCACAGATCGTTGTAGTGCTTGCTTCCCTTTTATACGCCAATTACGCCACATATCAGACCAGTTGGCGTAGTTATAGCGAGGACGCATCTGGTTGATATGCCATGGGATTTGACTATTATACTCACGCACAGCACGCAAATCACCAACAAAACGCGGTAAAGCAATAGTTTGATCGCCATTGACCTTAATCACCATCTCCATTAAACTACCAGGCATGTCTGACTGCTGATACAACTCCCATGCAGCCTCATTGACGAAGCGTAGCAATGTGGCACGCTGGTCAGTGTCAGATGGGTTGAGACCTATCTTATTACCGACTTGATTCAGAATATATTTAAGTCCCATAAGTCACCTTATGCTGCAACTTCTGTCACACGAACAGAACTGATCAATGCACCACCAAGAACTCGTGCTCCATTTCTACCATTTGCATTACTGTTACCAGCACTAGCACCAGCCTGTAACATGTATGTGCGAGCCACAACACTACCCGCGGCAACACGATAGTGAAGATTTAGTGTGGCAATGTCGTCGTTATTAACACTTGTTGCCCATGCAGATGAAAGTGCATCAAGATCAGCATCTTTGAACAGTGCAGCAATCATAAATGTTCCATTAGTCTCATTGGACATATGCACCGTTGCATCAATATATAGAATTGATGCTGCTGATAATGGTGTCACTGCTACTGACACAATATCATCACCTTCACCATTCTGCGGCTTGGTATCGTCAAATGGAATAGTGCCTGTCAACTGACCAGCAGTCAAGCCGCCGTAAGCTGCTGTGCTACCTTCAACAACTTGCAGAATACTGCCAGAACCAGCTAACTCAAAAGCTGTTCCAGCAGCATTTACACGTGGAACTTTACCAGCATCAGCAATACTAGCAGGGTTAGGAGTAAGAGTCACTAACTGCGGCACAAAATGTTCCATTGCCGTAGCACCAGCATTAGTGCGAATCAACGACAGCCCAACAGCAGATGGCTTGATATCTGTTGGCACTTCGACTGCATTGACAGCGATATTTGCATGTGTAATCGTTGCCGCGGCAATCTGACTACCTGTCACTTTAGCTACGCCAATAGATGGGTTAGGATATGTCCCAGTCAAATCACCGCCAGCAGCACCACTCGGCGGCAACCCAGTTGGTGCATTAAGAAGTTTGCTGTAATCAAGATTTGCAATCTTGATGTCAGTGATAGTGTTGTCAGCAATCATTGCATTGACAATACTACCTACGGCGATCCCGGCAACTGTAATTGACACCCATCGTAAGTATGTAGCATCGCTCGCATGATTGGAATCCCACACGTAGACAGATGTGGTAGTGGCTGTGATGCGACGCCACATATAACGCTGCCACTTAGTCTCAGACGCAGCATCAGGCACTTCAGGATTACCACCATTATCATCTGTAGTAGTAATTACTAGGCCTTTGTCTGTATAAGGCGCTAAGCCTGATACAAGCTGTAATAGTTGTGCAAATGACAGCGATGGATAAGCTGTCGGATCAAAAGGAGCGACTACATCTATTGTGCTTGGTGCTGGCATAAGTTTAATTAGTTGCTGATACGCTATTGTCTGGTGCTGTCCATGGTGCGTTAGTATCTGCTATGTTGAAATCGGTGATGAATATAGAAGCAGTTGACAGTGCCATATCATCCTGCCACATATAATCATAGTTGCCTCTCACTGAAGTATAGAAAGTTAAGTTAGTTAACTGCATGTATGACGTTGGAAAAGTCACATACGGTGCAGGTGGTGTGCCAGTGTCAACAGTCCATATACCAAAGATTGAATCTGACACTCTGTAGTAGATGTCAGCATTGAGTGTGTTATAAGCTATGTATGATGTATTGAATGGAGCAGTATTAGTTATAGCTCTATCAACACCAACCCACAAACTTATGCCAGCAATAGTGCTAAAGATTGTGTATGACTGATTAGTGTTAGCATTACCAGCACCATTCAAGTCTATAATAGCAAAGCTACTGTTAACTGTAGTCCACACTTCAAATCGAAAGTTGGCTTTGATTAGTTGACCAGTATATAATGGCGCATCAAAGTAAAACACTTCACCAACATCTTCCCACAGTTTATAACGATGTAGCATACCACCTTCATGCCAACTGATGCACAAGATATAGTTTGGATTAGTAGGCACATCAAATGGAGGCAGTGTAAAGTTTCTTGTGCCAGTAAAGTTGTATGCGCCTATTAAAGTGCTGTAACCAAACCATGATGTCAGCAAGTTAAACGCCGGCACAACTAGATACGTCTGCGTCCTAGTTAGCGGCGAGACAGGATTAACGTCAAGCCATCTATTAAGCTGCCTAGGCGACAATATCGCACCAGCTTCATCAGCAGGAGGTGGATTAGCAGGAGCAGGCATTATGGCAACTGGTTATTGTTAGTTGGTGATGATGGCCAAGAATCATAACGAAAGTGAGTGTTCCAACCATCTAACTCTAGATGGATTCTTTTGCTTGAAGTGCCGGCTGCTTTAATGGCATCAGCAGCTAAGCTCTTCTCTGACTTACTTATTGCACACCCACACAACGGTAGCACCAAAATGAACACTAGTCTTTTCATATTGTTTTTCCTGTTTTCTGTCCAAAAAAGAATCCGATGGCAAGATAGCCTAAGCCATATAACGGCTCAATTACTTCTTTACCCATTAAACTCATCGCGCAAATTGTGCCAGTGAATACTATAGCCAACCATGAACGCACACTGACTTGAAAAATCTTACTATCTGTCGGTAAGTCCGCCGAAATAGATTGCACAACAGGCACAGATACTTTACTAGTCATTGATGTTTCATCTTCCATAAATAAGTGCTTCGTCGGCTATTACACCGACGAAGCCTTTGCTTTACTTACACTGATTTCTGTTTAGCCAATGCTTTCACAACAGCAGCTTCTACTGCTTCTTGGAAAGTTTGGTCAGATGATACTTTACTCCAGCGAATAACATCGCCAGAATCACCACCGCGAACAGTGCGTTCACGCTCGCTTTGACTTACACTGTCCAACGACTTGTCATACTGCTCGTCGTTACCACTACGGCGACCATCTTCGCCAACAGCTTCGTGCTTGATACGAGTATCAAGATCAACACTAGCATTATTGACGCGATTAGCCAGCGCAACAGCATTTTGTAATGCGGTTTGGCCAAGTGTCAACGCCTGCAATGCAACACTTCGAACTTGACCATCAAAGTCCTCTGCATTGCGCACAAGCCGCTGATTAAGTGACAGCAGTGTAGATTGCAGATGAGCGTCAGTGTCAAGCTCACGACCAACTAACCGCTTCATGTTGAGCAAGTATGCTTCTGCTTGTCCAACATCACTTGTGACTTCAGCACCGGCGGACTGATAAGCAGCACCAGAACCAGCTTGTGCTTGTCCTGTTTGTGCTCCAGCTGCTTGTGCAGCACTGCCAGCGCCAGCTTGTGCACCACCTGTTTGACTACCTGCCTGAGTCTGGTCAATATTAGACGTGCTATCAGCAGGCTTTGTTTCATCTCTCATTAGTTTCCTTATTGTTGTTTGTTACGTTTGCTAACTTGATGGCCTTGTGACCATCAAAGACTAATTGGATAAACCGCTAATCGCCGAGTCAATGCGTTGTATTTTCGAGTGTGTATGAATTGCGTTACGTATCTCTCGTCCAAGATACTTCAACCCATCATCCTTATTCAAATACCCACTAGCACTCTGCATAATACAATTCTTCGCGGCTTCTGTATTCCCTGACAACACAACAATAATCGCTGTGTTAATCACTTGCTTCATCGACTCGACGGTCTTGTCCGCAGATGAATCAGGCAGGCCTAAATCTAACACAATCGCGTCAGGAGGGTCTTGCTTGGCGAGTTTAATCCCTTCTTGCAGCCTGTTTGTGCAACGCACCACAAACCCTTCTTTAACTAACACCCTTCCAACAAGCTCACAATAAAGGTCGTCATCTTCGATAATAAGTATCTTTTCACTCATGTAGAAGGTTTTGTTGTGTAGCTTGTGTCATGATCGCGGTTGACCTTCAAACGAACTGCTTCATCGATTAACAACTTAACATGCGCGTCTTCTTTGTCCCTACGTAGTTCGTCTTTCATCATTTGGTCTTTTAACTGTTTGAAATCCTCAGCTATTCGGTCTATTTCGCGGTCTTTTGACGCGATCAGTAGCTTAAAAAGAAACGCGATAACCGCACCGGACCCAGTAATCACCCCTAAAACCCAAACCGGAGTTAACGTTATGCCTTCTGCCATGAATACAGACATATTATAACCTCCTGTTTCTATCGCTTTCATGGAGAACAGTAGTTGGTTTCCGACAAGCCACATAGACCATGCACCTCGCAGCTAAAAGGACTGTATTTTCCATCAGCACCCATAGCTTGCACAGCAAAGTAGTAAACCTGATTTGTTATTAGCCCAACTATACGAAGACTCGTTGCATTGGTAAGAATTGAGTTTGTGTAGCTACGTGATGTTACTCCCCAACTTGCGATATAATTGAAGACATTTGTCACTGGTGAGTATTGTAATACAAATGACCCATTAGTAAATACCTGCGGCGGCGGGACATTTGTAACAAACGTAGCTGTGAACAAAATAGAACCTGATGGCACAAGCACAGTGCGTGGATTGGCTGTGTTATTATCTTGCCAACGAGTAAAACTCCAGTTGTCAAATGGTTTAGCAGTAATATCAACTGCTTTGCCAACAGGATATGCTCCAGCACCAGTAACTGTGCCGCCGTTGATTGGTTCAGCAGACAAGGCGACATTACCATAAGCTACAAAACTAGCTGTGTAACGAACAGTTCCACCATTTGGAACTGTCACAGTGCGAGTTGGATTGGTGAAACCATCTTGCCATTGAGTAAACATCCATCCACTATTCGGCACAACATGAATCTCAACTTGTGTCTTGCCAGGATATGTGCCAGAGCCATATGTAGTGCCGCCATTTGTTGGATTAGCAGTCACAACAACAGTCCCTCGCCTTGGTCGTGCTGCCGCACAGCTAAGGCACAACACAAAGAAAAGTCCAGTGATGATAATTTTCATTGTAAAGGTGTTTTACTATACCTATATGGCTTAGTATCACCAATCTTACTCACCTCATTCAATCCAATAAGGTGATGCAAAGCGGTCGTAACATCCTTACGATGGAACTCGACCATAGGGTTAAGGTCCCTAGCTGCTTTGGAAACTTCAGCGTGTGTCATAGGATGACCATTCAATGCGGCACGAACAATGTCCACCTTTCGTGCAGGCTTGTGTAAGGCGATCAACTTACGCAGAATATAGTTCTCGTGCGCGAGCTTACGCATTTCACAATCTCGCACATACCGCATGTCATCGGCTAGTTGGTCTATGGTCATAGGCAAGTCGCCACACAGCTTGATTTGATGATGAAGTTCACGGCACACCCCCTCCAAGATTGGTGCGCAACGTAGCCACTCGATACCAGAGGTTGCTGCTTTCGGTCTGGGTCAGCCCAGGATGAACCGCCAAAAAGCTAACCGTCTGATCGCTGAAGTTCGCGGCTGCATTCAGCCCGGTTGCGACGGCATGGGCAAACATATTGGTCATGGTGTTGTTATTCGATGCAGTAGTCCCTGTCCCATTGGTAGCAACATTGTGGACCTGATTGGTGACGAAATCCAACCTGATTGCATTGGCGGCTGTTCTGTTCCCGGACAGATACCCTTCCCATCC